TAAGGTTGAAAAGAAAAATGATGAATTAAATTCTCGTTCTCCAAATTTTAGAGTAGGAAAAACAAGTCCTTATGGTGCAAATAGTTGGCTTTTTTCAGGATTGAAAAAATAAAAGTATTTAAAATAAAGGTCGTTTGACAAAAAATAAGTATTTATAAAAAAATATAAAATATTATAAAAAATGGCATCTGAAAAGAAAGAAATAAAAAGTGGTACTATATATCAAAATTTAACAAATTTTTTTAATTATGATAGTGCTGATACATTTGCACAAAATAATCAACAACAACCCCGAATTATAATTAGAGGTTCTTCTCCTGAAGATATAAAAAGAAAAGCCTTAGAATTACAACAAAAGAAACAATTAGAACAAAAATTTTTTCGCACAACTGATTATGGGTTTCAAAAAGCAATGCAATATGAAGCACAAAGACTTCCTGCTTATTTAGATTTTGAAGGTATGGAATATTATCCATTACTTGCATCAGCAATGGATTTATTTATGGAAGAATGTACAACTATTGGTGAAAATGGGCAAATGTTAAATATTTATTCTGATAAAGAAAGAATTAAAGAACATTTAGATGAATTATTTTATGATGTTTTAAATGTTAATGTTAACTTACCATTTTGGACTCGTAATGTTTTTAAATATGGAGATAATTTTGTTTATATCTTAGGTGAAAAGAAACAAGGTATTACTCATGTAAAACAACTTGTTAATTATGCTATTGAACGTATTGAAAGAGTAAATAAAGGAAAACCAACAATTAAATTTAGAAATCGTGAAACAGGTGATGAATTTAATATATTTGAAATTGCACATTTTCGTTTACTTGGTGATGATAAATATCTTCCTTATGGTTCATCAGGATTAAATAAAGTTCGTAGAGTTTGGAGACAATTAATTATGGCAGAAGATGCTATGTTAACTTATCGTATTATACGTGCAGGTGAAAAACGTGTTTTTAAAGTAGATGTTGGTAATATGGATGATGATGATATAGAAGATTATATCTATAAAGTAGCCACTAAATTCAAAAAACAAATGCAAGTTTATCCTGATAGTGGTCAAATTGATTATCGTTTTAATATTTTGAATAATGATGAAGATATTTTTATGCCTGTTCGTAATGCAAATATACAATCAGGTATTGAAACATTACAAGGTGCACAAAATTTAGATCAAATTCAAGATATTGAATATCTTCGTGATAATTTATTTACTGGCCTTGGTGTTCCAAAACCATTTTTAGGTTATCAAACAACAGCAGGTGAAGGAAAAAATCTTGCACAAATGGATGTGCGTTTTTCAAAAAAAGTAAATAGAATACAACAAGCTATGATTCAAGAATTGAATAAAATAGCTATGATTCATCTTTATTTATTGGGTTTTGAAAAAGAAGATATTAGCAATTTTAAATTAACTCTTACTAATCCTTCTACACAACAAGAATTACTTAAAGCAGAAGTATGGCAACAAAAAGCAGCAGTTTATACAGAACTTACTCGTAATGAAGCAGGTATTGCTGCAATGTCACATACAAAAGCTAAGAAATTATTATTTAATATGTCAGATAAAGAAATAATTGAAGATTTCAAAATTCAACGTATGGAACGTGCAATTGCTCAAGAACTTCAAGATACTCCACTTATTATTAGAAAAACAGGTATCTTTGATGATGTTGATGAAAAATATGGTAATCCAGAAGCTGCTGCAATGATGTCAGGGCAAACAGGTATGGGAGGAGCAGAAGGTGGTGGCATGGAAGCAGGTGGAATTGGTGGGGGAGCAGAAGGTATGGCACAAGGAAATACTCCAGGTGTTGGTGGGGGAGCAAGTCAATTTAATTCTCCAGGTTCACTTCCACCAGTTATAGGACAAGGTAAAGGATTTAAAGAAAATGGAAATATTATTGTTGAAAAAAATGGAATGATTGTTAGAATACCTCCAAGAGTAAGAATGACAGATGAACAATATAATACATTACTTGAAAAAACTGTATTTTTAGAAAATAAGAAAATAAAAAAAGATATTAAAAATAAAGAAATTATTAAAGAAAATGAAAATAAAAAAAATAGTAATAATAAAAATGTGCAAAATATGATTAATGAAATTGATGATTTATTAAAAGAAAATAATTCTATTAATATAAAAGAAAAGAAATTAGATGTTGATGTTGATGATTTAAATGTTGATGATTTAAATGTTTAATCGGTTATTAATGAATATTTAATTTTAACGTTTTTTTCCGATTTACGTATAGCATATTCCATTTCAATTGCATATTGAAAACGTTTTAATAATTTTTTTATTTGATAATTTGATAATTCAATTTGATTATCAACATCAAGTTCAAGAATAAAAAGACGAATAACTAATGTAACTAATAATGCAGATTCTTGGTAAAAAGCACTTTCATTATTCATAAGATGATTATATGTTTTTGACCAAATAAGTAAATCATCAGTTCCTAAATCTTTTACCCATTTATTTAAATCAGTATGATTGTCGATTATTTTCTCGGCAAGAGTTAAATAAAATGAATAATGATGTGAATTATATTTAATTAAGAATTTCATTATATATAAATACAATGCAAATATAATACTTTTTTATAAAAAAAATAGTATTTATTATTAAATTAGATTTATTTATGAGTATAATTAATATTGGTATTGTTAAATCTATCATTTCCAAAAAAATGAGTATTGATTACTTAAATGAGGGAAAATTTACTTCTTCAAAAAATCTTGCTCATAATTTTTTAAAAACTGTTGAAAATAATCCTTTACTTCAATTAGAATTTAAAGTATTTGATCGTTTAGAAAATAGACATATTTCTGATGATTTTAGTGCTACTCGTTATATCGACACTAATTTAAATTTATTTGAAGGTTATTCAAAGGAAGATATTGATAATGCACACCAAGAATTAAAACCTTTTTTTGATAATGAACAAATTAATGAATCAAAAGTTAAATTATTTAATGCTATCAGTTCTCTTATTTACGAATCAGTTGATAAAAAATATCCTAATGTTGATATTTTACATGATTCCTTCATTACAGTATTAAACCATCTTAAAGAAGAAAAAGAAATTAAATTAGAAGAATTAATTTCAATTCCAAAAGAAATTAATGGTGATAAATTAGTAGAAACTGCTTTAAATAAGTTTACAAAAAAATATGAATCTTTAGAAAAAGATGATTTTAATTTTATAAAAAAACTTATAGAAGCTACAGAAGAAGAAAAAAAGAATCTTTTTGAATCATTTAAAAATGAAAATTTATCCAAATTAAATAAAATGGATAAAAACGGTATTGAAGATAAAATCAATGAAACAATTAATAAGATAAATAAAATGGAATTTTCAGGAGAAAATTCTATCAAAAATATTATAGATTTACGTGAATTAAATAAAGATTTAATTGTTTAATTGAATGTGAACTACATCATTAGGTTGATTTTTAAAATTACCTCCCCAAACAATAGCAGAATTACCATTGATTACTAAATTGGCAAATTCTTCATATAATGCTCTATTAGTATTATTTAATTGTCCATCTACATATCTACTATCAAAAGTATAAATTGCAAAATCAAATGCTTTTGTTTTATATTTATTATGATCACTTAAATTATTATATCCATCAAGAGGAGTTTTTGTGGGCCCAATAATATTTCCATGTGCATCTCTACCTATTTTATATAAATCATATTGTTTTTCAGGTGTTCTATAAATAGAATTAGGTACAACATAATATTGATTTTTATATTTAGCATTAAATGTTGTTTGTGCATTAAAAAATGCTATTCTCAATATTGGTGTTAATGCATATGGATCATTTGTAGATTTATCTTGAACATAATTAGATTGAGAATCGGCAAAATATTCATCAAATGAAAAATCAATTTTATAACCAAACCAATATCCTTTTGTATTATTATCTAAACTTGTTACAAATTGATTATCTTTATCACCTAAATATCCAAAAATATGTTGTACATATTTTAATCCATCATCTACATAACTTTTATTATAATTTTTATTCATAGATACTTGATTAACAATTTGGATATAATTATTACTTTCCAAATATGAACCTCTACTATATGCAAATAAAGCACTTGATGCTAAATTAGCATTTCTATTTGCAATAAAATTCATTAAAGCCGCTTGTGCTTTTATTATAATATGTGGATTATCTATCATATTTTGAAATAAAATTCTTCTATTGGTTTTTTGCAATGGAATATATGAACTATTTATTTCATTTGATTTTTGTACTTTTCTCCATGCAAATTTTTGATCTGAAAATTCCATTCCATTAACAAGTATCGCAACTTCACTATCATCAAGAAAATGTCTATTATATATAAGATCATATAATGTTTTTATATTAATTTGTGCAATACCAGAAGCAGTACTATCTACTGAATTTGCAGTTGATTTAACATATGCCCAGGTTTTATATCTACTTTCTTCATATGCTTGAGCAGCAATAACATTTGCATCTAATTGATATATTGAAGAATATTTATTATATAATCTTATTAAATAACTTGCAAATTTATCATTTGTTTTTATTAAATTACCAAATTCATCTATAACATTTGCTTTCCAAATAATAGTTGCATCATTTTCTTTATCACTATAAGGCAATGAACCATTATTTCCATTGAGCATACTTAAATTATTATTATCATAATAAGATGCAATTGCTTTAATAAAATTTTCTCCGTCTTTAGTTAATTTTGAATATGGCATATTATTCTGCTTTAAAATTAGCGTTATCGTCTTTTATTTTCAATGTATACATTGAATTATATTGTGCTGATGATGGTAACGATGCAGCACCTGCATCACCATATACAATAGCTTGAGCACTTGAAGAACCATTACCACTTATATCTTCTGCTGTACCTGAATTTAATCCCACAACAGTAGCATAATCTTTTACAAATGGATTTGGAAATTTTAATATTTTAACTCCACTAAATGCTGTAGTCATATGATTAGGAATAACAGTATGTTCAACAGATAAAATCATATATGCGCCTGAAAATATAGGAATATTTTCTAATTGAAAATATTCTGTTGGTTGAATCATAGCATCACCTAACATATCGACTCTTGTTGAATAAGCACGAGTTTCAAATATATTATATAAATTTTGTGCTTTTGGAACTGGAGATGCGACACTTTGATCTTGTGCTAATTTTGATAATATTGCTAAAGATTCATTTGTATCAGTATATTCTCTTGAATCAATATATATGTCTTTAAATACTGATTGATTTTGTTCTGCAAA